AGCGCAGTAGCACCGGCCTGAGTTTGCGTTGTACCAGCTGTAGCTGTGGCGTATCCGCCGATGCTACGAGAAAATTGAGTAGACATATTGATCTCCAAAAATAAAGATTAAAAATAGGGGCCGAAGCCCCCACTTATTAGCTGGCAGAGCCAACCTGAGCCATTACCAGAGCTTCTGGCTTGACAGTCTTGCGACCGTACACAGCCAAACCACGGACGATATCGCCGAAGTCAGTCTGGTTACGCAGTGGCTCGGTCTTGTTCACGGTCATGGCGAAGGACATTGCTGCCTTGGTGCCAGCCATCATGGTACGACGAGCCTTAGCGCTAGACACAGCACCGCCGGTAGCTGGGTCAGTAAGACCAGCAACCAGTGCTTTGCCAGCAGCGCCGCGTGGCAGCAAGTTGGACACGTACACAGTGAAACGATCCAACATACCGATCTTGCCGCTACGGATGGTCGACTGAGCGTCGCCAGTGAAGTAGGCTTGAGCGATGTTAGATTGCATCAACAGGTGACGGTCAAACGGGCTGATAATTAACCAGCGGCCATCTTCAGGCACGTTCTGCTCATCCAGCACTGTGGACATGCGCAAGATAACCTTTAGCACGTTCTCAGGCGTAGCTTGGTCGATGGGGGTAACGTCTGTGCCCAAGTTGTAGGCAGCAGAGATAGCACCAGCGGTAGCGCCTTCGTTAGCAGCGGCAGGGCCTTCGGTAATCAGATTGTTGAAGAAAACTTCGTTCTCAATCGAGATTTTCAACTGCTTAGCAGCGTCTTCGGTGAACATGTTCATCAGGTTCATGTCGGACTGATAAGACAGCACGTCGTTGACTTGCACGCCGAAGTACTTGCCCTTGTTCACTTGCATATCTTGGAAGATAGGAGTGGGGACTTCGTACGACAGGTTCTGACCAACGGTGTAGTCGGAGATGCTGATCGAAGGAGCCAGACGGATACGGATGGTATCGCCTTGATTCTTCAACTCGCCTTCGTAATCGGTGTTAGCGATTTCCGACAACATGGTGTTCTGGTAGAACTTGGCAAGCAATTTGCCAGACCACAAGGTGGGGATAAATGCACCGGAATACGAGGTACTCGTATTAAACGGGGCTTGGACAGGATAAACAGCAGCCATGATGGCCTCCTAAAAAGTTAAACAGGTTGGGTAGATACTTTGCCCACGGATTACGCAGTTACGCGACCTTCCATGAACGCTGCGTCAATTTCAGCTTCAAGTTTCTTTGCCGCATCGGTTTGCCCTCGAATACCCAGATCAGTAGCCTTGCGAAACATTTTTTCAATGTCTGCATTGGTGTACATCTTGCCTTTTTGTGAGTTAGGCGGGGTACTCGTAGCGCTCCTATTCGGCTGAATTTGAAGTTCAAGCTCGTTGGTTTTGTCGGCAGTGGGCTCTACGGAACTAATACTCTGTCTAAACAGACTTACGTAGTGTGCTACTCCTTCAGCGTCGCCTCGGTTGAACGCTTGCTGTGCAACAGAAGATCGTGGGGCTCGGAGCAACGGGTCAATTTCGTTAAGCCAGTTAATCCACTGGGGATCAGTGTTAACTGCTGCGAAATCCGGCACCATACGGTACAGACGTTGCTCAAAACCTGCTTCAGACACTTGAGTATCGGTACTGTTAAGCTGCTCTCGCAACTTACCATTCTCGGCCCTCATGGCGTCTAGCTCACCTCGAAACTCTGCTGCCACTTCGCGGGCAACTTTGCGCTGGACTTCAATTAAGTCCGAACCAAATGCTTCAACATCAGCATCAGTCACCAGCTTTTCCGCCACGGCGGGCTTTGCTTGCTCGGCAGGCTTGGTCTCTGCGGCTTTGCGGAGGTTATCCACTTGGGCCTTGAGATCACGCATGTCGGCGTGCAAACGAGGAACTTCGGCATCGTACATACCCTTAAGGGTTTTGTACTTCTGCTCCCATTTCTCTTCCGCCACGACTGGTTCAGTCGGTGTCGGCGTTGGCTCAACAGGCTTTGGCTCTGCGGGCGCGGGCTGTGGGTCTTGGGGAGGCTCTGCTGGCGTTTGGTTAGGCGCTGCGGGTGCAGGGTTTTGGCCTTCGGCTAGCTGCTTTTCCAGTGCTTCCAGTTCACGTAACTGAGCTTCTACTTGTCTTGGCAATGCCATTCAATTCTCCTTGGGCTCCAACTCTGCTTAGGGCTCCTACTTCGGTCTGCCGTCAACATAATGGTTTGCTCGGATTTACAAAAATACGAATCATTTGATTCGCTCGAAAACCTCTGACGATTTTTCAACCGCTTCGAGGAAATCTGATAAGGCCTGAGCCTGACCTTGAAGCCGGTACAGTCGGTGTTGTTCTTCTACAACAACTAAGGAAAGTTTAATTTCCTCTAGCTTTGTTTTGAACAGCGCGAGTAGCGGCTCATTTTCTTGCAGCTTGCATCGTATTAACGCTTGCATGTGCTGCCGGTCAGGCTTTTGGCCTATAAAAATCTTCATGTGTTGATTCTATACAACAAATTGGTAAAAAGTCAAATACCGTTTGGTCTTGCAGAAATCATATTACCTTCACGGCCACCCACTTGACTGCCATCAGGCAACATATTCTTCGGGGCTGGGCCTTGTGTCATGCCGGGAGCGCCGCCTTGAGCAGCCCCTTGTAGCTCGCCCATCATGACATTTAACTGCTCTTGCAGTTGTGCGTTTTGCTGCTGCAAATTCTGCATAGCTGTCAAAGTTTGGCGATCAGGAACAATACGATTCACATTACCGGTCAAATTACGGGCCTGTTCACGCAGTAGTTCAGCAGCGCCGTCCATACCAACGATCTGCTGAGCCACAGGGCTATTCAAAACGATCTGTAGGAACTCATTACGGCGCACTGCCTCGGCTTCCTTGATTACCAAGCTAGTAGCCCCCTTGGCAACAGCTTTAACGTCTCCAATGAGGTCTGGGTCTTTGCTGTAGCGCAGATTATCTTGGTACAGGCGCTCGATAGACGGCACGATAACAGCGCGGTCGATGTTGCTGATAACCTGTTTAATACCTTTGCCAGCGTTCGAGATCAGCATGGACAAGCCAGACGACGTACGGCCAGCGCCCGGAGAGCTTTCTCCGGTCATATACCGTGGAATCATGGTGTCTTCGTCTGCACGGGCAGAGAATTTCTCAAACACACCCATCAGTTCGTTGGCGTTAGTGCTAGGCTGAAAGAATGTCAGTGGTTGCGAGCCGTCGTTAAACTCAGAACTCTGGAACTGCCAAATCTTCCATGGGTACATCTCTGTAATATCTTCGCCCGGTGGAAGGCGTGACACATTGACGCTAACTTGCGGCCCAGAGCTAATACCCATGTTATTAGCCAAACTGCGAGCAGCGGCGTTAACCATGCTTTGAGAATCACGGCATAGGTCAGCTACACCTTTACCAGCGACAGCGCCGGGGACTTTCTCATACGAGGTCACATAGTATGGTTTGCGGCCTAGTTGGTCATAGTTCAACACAGCGCGGATAACAGTAGAGCCCACGAGCCACACTTCGCACGGGTAGTTGAGGTCTGGGTCAGGAATCTCTTTGGCCGACAGCCCCCAAGTCAACAGGTCTTTGCCCTGCACGCTGTCCCACATCTGTAGCGCGTCAATCAGGTCTGTCGTGAAGATAGTCTGCGTGGTGTCTTTTCCTTCGGCAACAGACTGAGCACTGTCTGTCCAAAGCCACTCGTTTAAATTTCCAGACTCAAACGAATTAAGAACGGAACGAATGGCATCGTCGTTATAGCCGGGAACACCAATAAGCGCCTGTAGATCATCTCGCGTCATGCGATGGCGCTCTACGATAAAGCCCTCTTGAATATCTGAACACCACGGTGCCCAGTACAGCATGAAGGGGTCAACGCGCTCCCACTCATTGCGAATCTCTTCAGACGGAACTAACTCACCATTTTGCCAAGCCAAGGTCTTACGCTTGCGCTTAACCGGCCCTTTCATCACAGCGTACGGGAACGTCACAACGTCGTCCAAGAACGCGTTCAGGGCATCAGTCCAACCACCTTCAATAAGCTGGTCTTCCATCTTCAGTTCCATGCGGTCAACGCGGTCGTTGGCCTCTTCACGCAGTTTGCGCATCGCTGCGTCTTTCATCTGCATGGCTGCGTCACGAAGCTGCACTGGGTCTGCTGGCCCCATACCCTGCTCCATCTGCGCCTGCAACTGCTGCTGCATACTCGCCATAAGTTCTTGTATCAACTCAGGTGGAAGTGTGGGTTCTGGCGTAGCCTCAAGACTCCACGGCCTATCAGAGCCAATACCGAGCAAGGTATCACGCAACCAGCTGGTAGCAGCGCGGCACTTTACCGAGGTCAGCTGGATGTAAATCTCAGAGCCGCCTTGTCTTTTAATCTCAGCGAGTTTGTCGGGGTCGTACTCACCATTGCGCTGACGCAAACACTGGAGCATGCGCTCCTCAATTGTTCGCTTAGCCTCACGGGCAGATTCCCAGCGCTTGCGAGCGTGAGCAGCTAAACCCTGAATGACAGGCGTGGCCTGCATATCAGAATTACGTTTCTGGGACTCTCGTTCCAGATCAGAACTACGAGCGACGGGGATAAGCGCGATGCCTGTTGCCATAGTGGCTCCAAGAATAAATTAAATTTGATTGTACCCTTACAGGAGTGCTGGTCAAGTATAGGCGTAGCTGGACTTCTTTATTTCCCGCTTCCCCTGCTGCAAGCCAAACCCTCGGATATTCATGTCGATCACCGCGCACCCATACTGATTGGCGTCGTGAACGTGTGACCACTCGTTCTTGTCCGGCTTGTCTTCCATCTCTCCACTCTTCTTTACCTTGTACCGATAACCCGATCTATACCCCTTGATGAGCATAGTGCAGCGCGGGTCGATGAGATACATGGCCTTGCCTTCTAGCTGCTGAGTGAGCAGGCGCTCGACTGCCGCGATGCGTTTGTCAGGGTCATTGGTCGGCGGCTTAACACATTTAAAGCCTGCGTTCTTAAGCGCGTCCACCAGCGTCATCTCGTTAAGCTGCTGCTTCATAAACCCCGCTGGGTCAGGCGCAACGACGAACTGATACCCTTGGTAACTATTGGCGATGTGTGGGTTGAGTTTCGTGGTAATAAAAGTCTCGATACCCATGTTTTCGCTGGTAATCTCACTAAGCACCAGTACCCGACCGCGCGGGTCTCGCTGCATAAATACAGCCGATGGTGTGCGCCCAAAGTCCAACCCGATCGTTATCGGATAGTCGGCGTTCTGTATCGGCTTTATATTTTCTTTGGCAACGTGAAAGTCCGAGGTAAACGTCTTGTCATACACCGGCAACCCTGAGAGGCTCTTACCCCATTTACCGTGGATATACACGTCGACCCAGTCCTCGCCCTTGCCCTCCATCAAGTCCTCATAGTAGTGCGACGGCAAGTGCTGCACCCAGTCGGCCTCCTCCGACATACCTGACGGCTGTATCGTG